TACGTCTCGTGGGCTCGGAGATGTGTATAAGAGACAGTATTTATACTTCATATCCCATTTTATTTTCGGTATATGTCATTGCGATACCAACTACTTTAATATCACCAGAATATGTATCACCAGAATCTGTACCTACTCTTACAATTTGTACAGCTAAAACGTGTTTTCCTGCATGATCTACACCCGGAATTTCTAAAAGTGTCGATATTGTATTAATTTTTGTTGTTGGGGGTGTAACATCAGTATATGATAAATTAGCGTGTTGAATTGATACATCTATTGGCGTAAACATTTGATATAGTTGCCAATGTACTCGCCATTTACTTACATCAGCACCTGTATTTGTTTCATCCCCCACATATTGAATAACTATTTCAACTGGTTCTGTATCATCAATTTCGTGTGGTATAGCATATTGAAATGTAATTCCACTATTTATATCTGCTTTAAAGGTTTTTATTTTCATTAATCCACGTTGGGTTGGTAATGTCTCTGCGGTTTCTGTAAAATCTAAAATATCAAGTTTTGCACCTTTCGCAGTTGTATAAGAATTAATTAATTTAGTAACCGTTATACTTGTATCAGTATCAATAGATTTAATTCGTGAAGTTTCATTACTTTCACTATCACTTATTTCAACATGATTTCCAACATAAAATCCTGTTGTTGATGCAACTTCAATTACAACATTATCGCCCGCTACCTCATCATTTGAAAAATCTTCTGTTGCTGCTGATGATCCACTAAGGGATTGTGAAAACCCCATGGCGTCAGATGTAAGATATGTTGCACCATCACATGCCACATAAACTTCATAATTTCCATATTCCATCATAGAAAATGATGGCATGAAAATAGTAAATTTACCTGTAATTTCAGTTCCGGTTGCGATATCTAAAATTATTTTCCATTCGCTTGTTTGATCCCATATAGCATTTGTTGTTGATAATTTTATTTTTATAATTTGTGATTTTGTGGTAGTATCTCCTTGACTATATGCTGCTTTTAGTCTACCTTTAACATGTTCGCCACCATTAATTCCCAAAATTTCAATTCTTCGAAGATTACTCGCGACTGTTGTAAGTCCATCCGTAGTTATTCCATCAAGTGTTGTAAGTGAAGTAAAATAAAGCGGATTATGATGGGTCGGTAAAAGTTGAGCACCAGTAATAGCTACAATTTTTACTGGTCGTGATGTACCAGAAAAATGAAGTTTTCCATCTTCTTCAAAATTAGAATAATTTATTTCATCACCATTAATAATTCCATTATCAAATTGACTTTTATGATAAGGATTTATTCGCATTGTATCCATTTAAATACCTCCAAATAAAAAAAAGAAACGATCCAATAAAGGAATCGTTTATTTATGATGCATTACTAACACATGCATCGGAAATCATTAATTTCCCGTTTGGTAATACAATAACAACATAATAACTATCTTCAGCTCCAGTTAATGTAAGTCCTAATAGTCCAGCTGCGGTTGTTGTAAAAAGACAAACATCATTTGCAACAAGATCAGTTATAGTCCCATTTGTAGCTATTGCAATTCCTGCTAATTTTGAAGAATGAGTTAATCCAGTAGCAAGTTCACTTATATATAATATTCCACTTGTTGGAACTGCCATCGTTACACCATCTGCATCTTTAAACACAAGTTGAACGGCACATGATCCTACTGCTGGAGTCGTTGCTGTTGTCATTGATGCTACTCCACCAAGAACACCAGCATTAATTTCTGCTGGAGTTGCAGTTACTTCTACACCATCAATTTTAAGTGTATTTATATCAACTTTATGATATGGATGAACTTTTATAGTATCCAATTTTATTCCTCCTAAAAATATAATTGAAGATTACTCTTCAATTACATCTGCGATTCCACGACAAAGACCCGCAATTGCTGCACCGATAACTAATGTATTTAGAACATAAACATCTGAATTCTGTACATGAGATGCTATAGTTGTTCCAAATAAACCCCGCTTTAGTCCAGTAAATGTACCAGTTGTTAATGCCCCACCTGCGGTATATTGCATAATTTCATTCTCTATTCTAATATATCCAAATGTTTCAGGTATTTGAGTTGCTGTTCCATCATCATATACAAATTCATCATCAGTTACTGCATCAGTTAGTACACCAGTTGCACCATCAATTGATGCGCAAGTTGCGTATGCTGATGTTACTTGAACACCTGTATTATCATTTATAAAAACTGCACCAATTGGAACATCAAATACAATCCAATCACCGGTTTCTGTTTCTGTAAATTTAAATTTTAAAATTTTTCCACCAAGATTTGGTGAAACATTATAATCTGTTTCTGTTATTAATTCTGCTGTCATATTATTTCCTCCGTTTATTTAATTATTATTTGGTTTGAAAGTTTATAAAGGTTTCTATTGATAAAAATATATGACGATCCTATATTGTTGGATCATCATTATCACATCTCCAAACGATTCAATTCATGCTGATATATTATAAATCTGCCCCATACCTTCTGGGAACTTGTTAATGAATGTTCTATAGGATTTTAAGAGGAATTTTTCTGAATCCGACGTTTTTGCGAGTCTTTCAAAGGTTATATCTTGCAAAACTCTCTGAGCAAGATAATTAGTATTTACACAGAAAAGTCTCCTTGATCCAGTATCCGTCGGCATAAACTGTGATCCAATAATTGGGATATCACCAACACTTGTGTTAATCGCAATTGTTTTTAGACCCCACGCAAGATCCGCTTTAGGTACATATCTTACATAATCCATCATCTGCCTCTTTAGAGCAGTTACGGTATGGAAATCTGTAATAAGTAGATTTGGTGCACCTTTATCATCAAGACAGTCATCTACAAGATCCTCAACATCAGAAAGACTAATTGCCGCACTAAGATCCGAAGAATTCGATGTTAGCATCTGCTGTAATCCATCGTGACCGTATGTTGCAGTATTTGTACCGACAAGCATTTCCTCTTCAATAGCTTCATTAAGAGTTTGTGCCTTATTAATAACCTGTCTCTGCATTGAACTTTCGAAGTGAGCACCCGCAATCTGTGCAACACCAGTAACACGACCAGTTACACGAAGATATTTAATATTTTCATTTGATTCTGCTCCCGTGTCATCAGATTCACTAAGCGCTGGATCTTCTCCACCCCATGCAGCAGCTCCACGCGCAGTAATTCTGTAATAATAAGCAGCTTTACCCTTATTTGTTACCTTTGGAATAAGTGTAAGTAATGGTGTCATTCTTCTGGTAATATCAATAACATCCTGATCCCATACAATTGGGGTAAATGCATATCCACCTGCACCGGATGCAGCACCAACATTAACTGCTTTTTCAAAAGTCTCATCCTTAAGCATAAGATCATCACCAACTCGTGTGATCTGTACTTTATTCATTCCATCCTCATAAATTGCTTCATCGGGCATATCTCCGAAAGATGCCTTAAAAAGACTTTCATGATCTATATCTTGTGTGGTTCCCCATCCATCTCTTGCCATTTTAATTACCTCCATAATGAGCTTTAAGTATACTTCCAAGATGTGAAACGTGCTCAACCGTTTCTGTCTTTTCTACTATTGAATCCTGCTCTGCTTTATAAAGCGGTGATTCTTTTAATTCTTTAAGTTCTGTTTCAAGTTTTGTAACTCGATCATCTTCAACAACAACTTCGGTTTTAATAACTTCATCCTCTTTTACTTCATCTTCGGATTTCATTGCTTCCTGTGGCTGTGCCTTAAGTTGCGCTGCCATTGCTGTTACTTTCGCTTCAAGTTCTGCGATCCTTGCTCTAAGGTCTTGTGCTTCTTTAACTGCTGCTGCTCCAACTTCTAATTTCTCAACAGTCTCTTGTTCTACAATCATATCACTAACAGTACTTTTAATAAGTTCAGTTAGTTCGGGTATTCCCATTTCAATATTCTCATCCATATTTATATCCTCCATTTCTAATTTTTCTATATATTTGTCTTCATCATTCTCTGGAAATTCCTTATCTATTCCTTCATAGTTTTTATAATTTTCATTTTTAATTGTTTGTTTTATATCATAACTACAATTATTTCCAACACAACCTTTAATTACTTCAAAAATTCCATCTTTATTTGCCGGCAAATCAACAATTGATATTTCACTAAGTCGTTTAACAAATATACGATTAATATTTTTACCAATACGAGTACAAAATTCATTTACTCTATTTGCTCGACCCCCAACTGAAAATCCCTTAAGAACACCTTCTTTTATTTTAACTCTAATATCTTCAACATCGGGAGCATTAGATATTTTTGCAACAATAAAAGGTTTCCCATCTCTAAATTCAGTTTTAATAGTTTTTCCATTATCTGTTGTATATTCAGGAATTACTTGTCCAATAGCATCTGGATGACGTCGATCTTTACCATGCATATAGCGTAAAACGGGATTCGTTAAATATTGATCCCACGCCGCACGTAAAGAATCCTGATTGATCGCCTCATCATCATAATCTAATGATCCACTACTCGCAAATCCGGCAACAATAAGATGATTATCATCAATTCCAATTTGTTCAAGTTTCATCACATATTCAAAATCAGATTCATCTTTTTGGAGTGATGCTTTCTTTTTTTCAATAAGATCAGGTATTGCATCATCTCGATAACCTTGTTCTCTTAATTTCGATGCGTAATCATCGGCGTCAAAATTATCAATAGTCATCGCTTCTTCTTGTGGTATAATTATCACTCCATTTATTTATTATATCTAACTTATATTTAAAAATTTTAAATATTTTTAATTTTTATCCTTTCTAATCTATATTTAAAAACTTTAATTAAATAATTTTTTAACATTTAATGTTTTTGATCTCATAATAGCTCGATGCTGATCATCAGCTTCTTCTTTTGTATCAAAACATTTTATTACTTTTCCTTTATC